GATGTCATAGTAATCCCCAAGTTTCACCCATGCGGATGCCGTGCTGACGGCCAGTGTCAGGACGGAGAACCCATTTACGCCGCTATCAAATGCGATCGGCCCGCTTCCTGCATAACTCTGCGGAATAGTATCGACGGCCCGGACGCGAGGCCCGGAATCATCGAGCTTGAAATAAAACCGTGGCGTGTAGAACCTGCCAGCCGCAGTTACCGTGCTAAGTGCAGTCAACGCCCGGATAACGATGTTGCGGATGAAGAAATTCATCGACGCTGTATCGGCGCCGACGTCGACCTTGAACGGATCATCTGTCGTCCCGCGAATGCTCACGCCGTCGATGCCACCAGAGATATAAGATCCCTTGCCAGTTGGACCGCCCATGATCCACATCACATTCTGGCAACCCCGGACCGTGATATCGTTGATCCACAATCCATTAATCTGAACGTTGGTCCTGATCCAGAATGCTGTCGTCTGGCCTGCGGCACCCGATGGGACGGAATTTTTCACCGTAACGCCATCGTAGGTATGGTTTTCGCAGCGGAATTCGGCGTCAGTATTCACATACCCCGGATCATCGTAATCCGCCTGTTCCAGACCGTCCATGTATGTCACGGCGTTCTGGTTGACGGCGGAGCCTTCATTCAGAAGCCCGACAGCAGTGGTCCCGATATTGGTAAACTCGATATTCGAACTGGACCATTTATGCTGGACGATGTGGTAGGCAAGACCATGAATATTGGTGATGCTGCCATAACCGATGCTGGTTGCTGGCCCGTTTTTCTTGCCATATTTTTTGTCGCCGATCAGGACGACAGCTTCTGCACCCCGAGTGGTGACGGAATATTCGTTTCCGGCCACATCAGCCAATGTGGTCATGTCGAAAACATCGGAAATATCGAAGCCCTGAATGACGCGATCGTCGCTGGTCAGCAGTCGAACCGTATGGTGCGTCCCGATGGCCTTGGCGCGAACGTTCCTGATCGCGAAACGCATCACATCCTTGCCATATGGTGCCCATGTGGACGAATAATGATTCGTCCGTTCTTCGGCTGGGTCATTGGATGGGTATAGGTTCGTGACAGCAATGCAGTCATCGCCAGTCCGGCCAAAAACGCCGTCGATGTCCCAATCGTAGCAACCACAGCGGATATTGATCCCGTCCTGGTTTGGAAGGCCGTTCTGGCTTTTCCAGTTCGATGCACCAGGCTGTATCGTGCGGCCTGACCACCCCGGCTGCTCAAGCGTGATATTCGTGATCTTGAACCAACGGGCATGCTCATTCGACATGCCCCACCGAGCCGTATTCACGATGGTGATGTTGTCGATCTCGTAATTGGTGGCGAAACCGAAGTTGACGCCGTTACGGCGGTAAAGCGCATGGCTGATTGCACCAGAAGAACCTGCCGCCCAATTGTTCATGCCATTGCCGTCGAGGGTGACCTTGCCGATACCCTTCACATAAATCCGGTCATCGCGATCCGGCGCGAACTTAACGCCGTTCACATTGACCAATGGCGTGGCCGTAAAGCCGGACGCCATGACGCGATATCGGAAGCCGTTGATGGTGACGATCGATCCGTCGGCCACCACGGTCAGGCCAGAGCCTGGCGTGTATGAATATGTCGCGTTCGATGTGACGGCAGAGCGGATGCCATCGTCACGGGTATCGGCTGCAAGTCCGGTCGGCGCGCGCATTGCGCGGGCGTTCTTGTTGCGGATCATGCAGTCATAAGATTCGTCTGCCAACTTGATCGAGCAGTTTTCGAGTAGCAGGATGAAGTGGTCCGTCACCTCCATCGCGCTTGTGATGATGTACCTGCCAGCCGGCACACGAACGACGCGCATGTCACCATATGGCGACGGGATTTTGGGAGCGTTGTTCACGGCGATCTGGAACGCCGCACTCATGGATGAGACGCCATCGGTCGGCGCGCCATATGCCAGAACGTTGTCGCTCTGCACGTATAGCTTGACGCCCTTTGCAGTGGTCAGGGCATGGTCGGTGGCGCCTGATGCCGCCACGGTATATCGGAACCCAGCCGCGCGCATGATGTACCCGGCAGAAACGATAATCGACGCGCCCGATCCGGTATAACCGAACTGGGTGTTATCCGCGATCATGGCGGCGACCGTGGCGAATTCGGCGAACGTGTATGTTGCGGCGGTCGCAGCCGATGCCGCAGCCAGTGCCGCCGATGCCGCAGCCGCAGCGGCGGCGCCATCAGCATCGGGGTCCGATGTCATGCGATATGATGTCGTGGCGTCGATCAGCGAAATCAGCCTGCCAGCCTGCCACAGGCCAGATGTGAGCGGCTGGCCATTGACGTCGAGAACAGGGCGGGGTGCGCCTCCGTTGATCGAGAGGGTGACCGCTCCTGAATTGGTCAATACGGGTTCGATCAGATACAGGATAACCTGCGCCGGGTCGACGGCTGGCGTGACGATCGCCGTTACCGCATTGGCAGACCCTGCGACCGAACCGAGCCGGGCCAGAGTGTCCGGGAACCTACGACCGAACTCCCACGTCCCAGCCGATCGGTAATAATAGCCTGCGCCCGTGCCTGACAGCACGATGCCCATGTAGTCCTCGCTGGGAGGAGTTACGGCCAGCAGCGCGCCCAATGTGTTGCGCGTGACCGACTGCCCACCACTGTCGCGCAGCTTCTTGAGCAATGCCCGGATGCGAGCCTTTTCCGGCTCATATTCTCCGCTGGACGGGACATTGATGCTGTTGAAGTCGCGCCACACGACATCGATATCGTCAACCATATTAAATCACCACCTGCGGTCCCGTTGCCTCGAAATCGCCTTCAACGAAATTGGAGCCGTTTATCGATGCAACCCAGTAATAGTATGTTCCGGCACTCAACGCCGCGTCCGAGAAAATTCCCTGCGTCAATGGCGATCCGAAAACCGATCCTACCATAGATGCAGTCGTATCATCATTAACTGAATTTCGGTAAATTCTTGCACCTATCGAATTCAGCGACGATGACATTGTAAACGACATGTCCACCTGATCGTCATTTACCGATGCAGACAGGCCAGTCACAGGCAGCGGCTCGGTGATATCGGCGGTTGCTTCGACGGTAAACGTTGGGGAATAATCGCCATACTGACCACCAGGCGAGCGCGTCCTGACCCTGACATCGTAATCCGCGCCAGTGGTGACAACGCCGCTTTCCGCAACGCCGACGCCATCTGAAACAAGCATCCTGATCCATGTGCCGCCCGGACTGGTGCGATATTCCACTTCCTGCTCAAGCGCGGTTCGTTCCGGCTCGGTCCATGTCGCGACAAGGAATGTGACGCCATCGCGTAGCACGGCTGAAACGTTGATATCGGATGGCGGATCGAGTGTGATCGGCGAGGATGTATCTGGCGGCATGCCCGGCGCGGCGCCTTCCTCAAGTTCGGGATCCCACTCATATGCAGATGCGCTCATCGACGTGACCGAGATTTCGCAGCCCGTCATGTCGTCAAGGATTTTCACCGACTGGATGACGAAACTGCGGTCAATATTCAGCAGTGGGAAAATCACCCTGACCGTATTCTCGCCGATTGCATTGAACCCGAAATAATTCGTCGTGATCGTCCCGACCCATTCCGGGTTTGATCTGGCGGTATATATTTTGCCTAGACGTCGCGCCTGCGCGTGATGCGGGACCATCAGCAGGTCGAGCTGCGACGACAGCACCTGACCCCGCATCGCGACGTTTCCAGCATCAAGCCAACGCTCGGCCTCGTTCTCCTGGAAGTCGATTGCAGGCTCGGTATATGTGATGGTCAGTTCGTTGAACGCGGCCAGTGTGCCCTGCCCATGCTTGAACTGGGCCGAGATGATATGGCCCTCGCGCGCGTCAAGGGTCAGAACTGGTTCTTCCCACTTTCCGCCACGGATTGCGATCTTACCGGCATTCGTCATGAACAGGTCGCAGTCACAGGTTCGCAGCATCCTTGGCAGGACGGCGCGCTGTTCCTCGTTCATGGCGAAACCGCCCCACATGCGATATCGCTTGATTGTGCCGCCAGCCTTGAGTTGCACCGACTGATCGCTCAAATCGGCCAGCGCCTGAAAACTTGGCAGGTCGATCTGGCTTTCGAGATACCCTGCGCCATAGGCATATCCCGCACCGTCGACGGCTGTCAGGTAATCGTAAATCCCGTTTGCAGGGTTATCCGACCATGCGTAAACGCCAGTCCGAACGTCATTGACCAGAGATGCGTCAATGACCAATCTGGCCTGCGGGTTTAGCTGGGGGTAAACCTCTGCGATTTTATCAGCCGGAACCTCATCGAAAACGGAGAGGAAATTTGCAACCCCGCGCAGCCGATGCGCCGCCGTTACCGCGATGAACGCATTATCGAGCGCGCCATGAACGGTCTGGTTCGGGTGCCCATCCTTCACCAATATCCGCGCAACCCGCTTTTTCTTGCCGCTGCCGGATGTGTAAACGTATGGCTTTTCCTTCACATAACCATCATCGTCCAGCGTGACTTTCTGGTCGTTGAGCCAGTATTCCTTGACTTCGGAAATCCGGCCTTCGTTCAATGTCACGCCGCTATATAGGTAGCCATTTTTGGCCTCAAGGAACCACAGCGTACCGCCAACCTTGACGCGCCCGTAAAACCTGATGCGCGCACCAAGGGACTGGCGGATCGTCGCCTGTCGCTCGGATGGCGACCGCTCTTGAACGCGCGGGGCGAACAGGGCGTTTGACAGCAGGGAAACGCCCAACGCAGCGGCGCCGAGAATAACCGAACCCACGATGGTGGCGCCGATGCCCGAGATTGCGCCGGTCCAGCCAATATTGACCAGGAACGCCACGCCGATCGACAGCGGATCACGACGCACCGCACCATCGTGTTCATACCGCCTCGGCCTGAATATCCGATCCCAACTCATTCCGTGATGCTCCATGCGCGCCATACGCGGGTGTCGGCTACGACGAAGATAACACCCTCATCCGCCCGCGCTGCCCAGTACCCATCAGCGCGGATCGCGCAAACGCCCGGCGCAATCACCGCGAAATCACCAACCTGAATATCGGCCATCAACAGGATTTCACGCGCACCTGACTTATCAGCGATACCGGAAACCAGATTTGCCAACCCGCCAGCACCAGCAACGATGGCGCGTTTTTGGCTGTCGCCGGAATAGTTGCCACGCAGATGGGCGGCAGGATCGACGCCGTGGCATTCGTTCCACCAGTCGGCGATCCATAGCCCACAGTCATCGGTGCCATATTCGATTTTCGCGGATGCGGATCGGGCGATAAATTCAGTCGGATCGAACATCATCACCCCCTCAACCACGGTACGGTCTTATTCCGCAGCGTCGGCATAAACTCCATGCCGCGATCACCGGGCCATCGAACCTGCTGATCCACATCGGTCATGTATGCGTATTGCGCGCGGACGCGGGAAACAAACACGCTTTCGGCAGTCAATTGGATGCTCTGATTATCCCCGCCAACCGAGAATGACATCGTATCCATATTCCCCGACCATATGGCCACTGGCTCATCAAGTGGGGTGAATTCATCGGACATGAACTGGATGAAAACCACGCATGGCCGGTTTGCGACCTCTTGCTGATTTCCAGAAGCGAACTGGATAAGGTCGTCCTGGGCGCCGGACATGTTGAATGTGACCTGTTGCGCAGCCATGTTGCGCGACTGCCCAAGGCCGGAAACGGAAATTACCGAGCCTGACCCCTCCCATTCGTTTCCGCCCGCTGTGAGCTTCCTGACGCCATCCCAGAACCGCATGGTGCGAGACAGGAACTCAAATTGGTAGAGCGTCGAGACATTGACGCGCTGATTTTTCGACATGGCGGCGACAACATCAGGGAGCATCGACTTCATCCCTGCCCACTGGCTCGGTCAGATTGATCGTGACCACGCCGAATTTCCCGACGCGCAGGAATGCCTGACCTTCGCCGTCGCTTGCCAGCCGCCAGATCGGTGCCGCATCCCATAGGATTTCATCATCGCTGCCGATAGCAGATCGAAGCGGCGGCGATACGTGGATATTGCGCACCGTGCCTGGATCATCAAGGTTGGCAGGATCATCGATCGCCGTGATGAGATATAGCCACCCCTTGATCGAAATGAATATGCCGGCAGACATGGGAACATCGGGGCCATAGTCGATCTGAAATTGCGACTGACCCGGCGATGAATCGTTTATCGGGTATGCGGTGCCGCCAGACAGGTCATAGCCCGATCCGTCGGAAAAATATGCGTCATCGGAGTGTGGCACCGATCCGCGAATTGGATACGCACCCATGTTCCGCCGCGATATCCGATACTGATCGCAAATGCGCGTCCGCACATATCCGAAACGGCCATCGAGTTGGGCCAGCACGACGCGCAGGGCGCGCATGTGCCCGGCGTTGTAGATCGGAACCTGCATCTGCCACTGCCAGATGCGCGAACCCGTGCTGATGATCTGCTCATCGCCGTTGAGCGCGATGCCGCCAGATCGTGTATTGGCCATCAGCATCGGATCGGATCGGTCAGATATGCGCAGGTTGGCGGGCCAATCAATTATTACGGGCATTTTGCTCCACCATTCTCGATGACAGATTGGCATCGTATTGGCCAATACCGGATGCAACGGTTCGAGCTGCGACCGGTCCAGATACGCGCGCGACGCGCGCATCGAAGTATTCGCCGGATTCGACTACGACGACCACCTCACCGCCGGACCCGCCACCGAACTGGCCGTTTGGCGTGATGTTTCCGGCAGATGACGGCGTGAACAATTCAGGCCCGCGTTCGCCGACGATGTAGGATTTATTTGATGAGACTGGCCCGCCGTTGGCTTTGAACCCGCCGAATATGGCGCCGAATATCCCGCCTCCGCCACCACCGATGCCACCGAATGCTGCGCTAACCAGATTTTGGACAGCGATCTTGATAAGCTGATCGGCGAGGTTATCGAAAACATTGGACAGGGCTTCTGCCGCTGATTTGCCGCTGCGAAGATCCCCGATAAAACCAGTGATCGCGCTTGATGCCATGTTCTGGAACTGCTGCATGGCCTGTTCGCTGGCCTTGATGGCGTCAGCCTCGGCCATGGTCGCTTCGATTAGTTCCGTTATCCTGGCGCGCTGCTCATCGGTCGCTGCGGCTCCTGCCTCACGCAGGGCATTGGAAACGGCCTTTTCCTCGTTGGTCATGCCGAGGATGGATTGCTCGTATTCAAGCGCGGCGATTAGTTCGAGAACCGCATCTCTTTCTTTGACGGCATCGTTGGACGCGCCAACGCCAGCCTTATCGCCGGCTGCGAGCGCGCGTCGACGTTCCTCTGCTGCTAGACGGCCTTGAGCTGCTGACAGCGCCTCCTTATCGCCCAATACGGCATCACCGTTGGCGCGCGCGTATTCAGCTTTTACCCGCTTGATCTCGTTTTCAAGCTGCAATTGCTCGCTGGTCAGGCCGTTTATACGCTCTTGCTCGGCAGCGAATTGAAACTGCGCGGTCTGTGCATCGCGGTAAACGTCGCCGGGCGATAGTGTTCCGGCAGTCAACGCGGCCTGCTCGGCCCGAAGCGCCGCAGTGTTTGCGGCGGCATTGGCCAAGGCGCCAGATAGAGAGTTCAGGATAGAGCCCAGATTGATAAGGGCAGGCGATGTTTGTGCGCTTGTCGTTGACGCAAGAAGTTGCATCAGACGGTTTAGATCTTCTGTCGTTACGGTGTTGTTTTCGACCTTTTCAATCAGTCCATCAAATTCAGTCTGCAAGGCATCGATACCTTGCGCGCTTTCGCCTAGCTGCTGGAGGTCAACTCTGGCAGCGGTAAATTCAGCCCGAATATCCCCGACTTGAGCCTTGAGCGCGGCGAACTGCTGTTCGACCGCAACGTCGAATGCCGTGCTGGTCTCGTTTGCTTCTTTTACCCGGTCCAGTTCCGCGACATACGCCTGCAAAGCCGGCACAGCATCGCCCCATCGATCCGCGACCGCGCGAATGGCGCTTTCCTGCTCTTTCAGTTCTTCATTCGAGAGTTTGCCGTCAGAAATCAGCGACCCAAAATATTGAGCGGCAGCGGCAGCGAGTGCGACCAAAGCAATCGTACCCAACGATATGGGGTTCAGCACTTGCAGGAACGCAGCCCCCAGCGCCTTGGCTGGAGATATGCCGCGTTGGAGGCTTTCATTCATAATTGCCGATAACTGTGTGCCCTGCTGCAACGCGATGATGAGCGGGTTCATCCCTGACGCGGCAGTGACACCGATATCCTGGAACTGGGCTGCTATGTTTGCCGTATTTAGTCCCGAAGCGGCTGAATTTACCTGCGCAGCGGATCGAGTGGCATTCGCGGCCACTTTTGTAAACGTCGCGTCGGCTGCACGTAGGTCAGTCTGGTATTGCGCGGTCTGGGCGCGCAATACGACTTCAACCTGATCCGCCGTCACAGCCATGTCAGTTCACCTTAACATCTGGCAAACCCATGGACGCCCATCGCCCCTTGAGTTCATTCATGCGTTCTTGCGTCATCGGCTTATCTTCGGTTTTTTCGAGTTTGGCGAACGAACGCATCATGCTCTCCAACTCGTATAGGCTCATTTTTCCGACTGCGGATGGGTCGATATGGGCTCGGAAGAATGCGGCTCGGTAGAGCCCGAAGTCTGTTTTGCCTCCGGGCTCACCTGTTCCCCCGATGGAGCCTCTGGCAAATCCTCCCAACCGAAATAGACGGCCTGCAGAATTGCAATCGCGGTTTTCAGAGGGCTGGATGGGTCGCTGGTGGCGTCCATTGGAACGCCATCGACGTAAGTGCTGACCAATCGCGCGGCATTTACGGCTGGCAGTCCGCCGCCGATCAGGCCGAGGCGGATCGTGTCCCGGATATGCTTGTATTTGAAATCGACCCGCGAGAATGCTCGGGCGCAAATTCGCCCGATGCCTTCATCGCAGATTTTCTCAAGCTCCTCGATCTGCGCGGCCTTGAGTGCGAACGTGTATTCGCTATCACCCCAATCAAGGGTGACCTCGGCTTTCAGGTTTGCCATGTCGCATATCCCTTATGGCGCGACAGGGCCGAGTGTGTTCGAGCTGGCAGTGAACGACCCGCTGGCGTTGATTGCCGTGACGCGCGAACGGATCAGCGCGCCTTCGTCTGCCGGAACCAACGTGTAGGTGCTGGCAGTTGCGGCGGGGATCAGGGTGCCATTGCGGGTCCAGCGATGGGTGTAGCTGGTTGGCGTGTTGGACCATGTGCCATTGGTGACGGTCAGCAGTTCGCCGACTTCCGCAGTGCCTGACAGGACCGGCGATGTGAGCGGGGATGGCGCCACATTCAGGTTGACGCGGTTCGGACGGCCATTGAGCAGGATCGTGGTGGACTGGCTCCAAAGCTGGCCGCGTTCGCCTGTCTGGCCATATGCCGACATGATGCCGGGCGCTTCCCAATAGCCATTGGCCTCGGTGTTGGTGGCGGAATTCGTCAGCCAGCGGAAATTCTTCTCGCCGCCTTCCAAAATCCAATCGTTGAACCGATCGAGCGCATCGGCGTCAATAACGCCGGAACCGCCGATCTGCATCTGCTTGGAGACTTCGGACGAAACCAGCCAGGCTGGCAGTTCTGGATCATCGCAGTCAGGGACATTGTTCGAGTTGGTCTCGATATTCACCGTCAGTTCAAGCGACGTAAAGCCGCACAGAGGGGTGAATTCTTCGGGATCGGCGCCATCACCCCACAGGAGGATCTGCTCGCCGAACTTGATGACCTTTGCCAATGCCATGATAGATAATCCCCATCTGGACCGCCGAAGCGCGTCACGGTGTCGAGGCGCGATGTTGCGCTGATCTGGGGAGAGATTAACCGAGTTTCGGTTTAGGGTAAACGGGGATTATCGAGCGACCGAAACCCGGAATGAAACGATGGAATGCCACTTATAGGTTTCCCCAGTCGGTGCATCGTTCAAAGGCCCGACCGTGCCGATCCATTCATGCTCGGCACGGCCTGGAAACTCCAGCGACTTCATGGCCTCGATAACTTGGGCCGCAGCGTTGTGGACCTGATCGGTTCCCGGACCATTGAAAAAAACATGGATGTCAACGTTGTGCTGCGAACCGGAATAATCCTGACCGCCCCATGGCAACGCAAACGCTGAATATCGAATGAATGGCCACGGCGTATTGGCCGGCGAGTTCTCGGGGTAAATCGAGGTGGCGGAAATCAACGCGGTGAGCGGCGCGAATGATTTCAGATGCGATACGGTTTCGCGGCGTACTAGCAGGGAATTATCGGTTGCCACTGACGACCTCATATAGCCCGGCCATGTCATCGGCCTGTTTCTGCGTGACTGGGTATTCCTTGCCAGCCTTGAACGCAATCCACGACCGCTTGCCTGGAACCGGCCAGTCATGGTCGACGTTCATGCGAACGCGGGTTTTCGGCGTTGATTTGCGGACCATCAGAGCGGAACCCCACGAACGAGCCAATACGACTTGGTTGGGTCTTGCTGCGGCTCACGTAGGGCATATGTGATGCCGTCGATCGTCAACCTTGAATCGCCGGTCAGCGGACCCGTCACACCCTTCTGCAGAACGATGAATTGTTTCTCGTTCTGCGAGAAACCGCCTGCCGCGCGGTTCGCCTCGCTGACCATATCCTCCTGCACCTTGACGGCCTGCGTCGTGGTGGTTTCGGTTGTGCCGCCTTGGGTGTCGTAAACCTGCGTCGTGGATGTCAGGGTCGCGTCCAGGTAGAACGCACCCATGACGGTTCCGAACAGGGACTGAATTCCGCCATTGAGGATGCCCATCACGAATTCCCATACGGCGGATAAACCAGAAAATTCCCGCCATAGTACGGGACATCCTTGGCATACCCGGAAACGCCACCGAATGGCCCTGCGCTGGCGACCGTGGCAGGCGGCTTATTCTTGCGCGCCAGCCAGTACCACTGGATGCCGAACTGGGTCGTATTCCATGGCGACGGCACCGAACCGCCATCTTGACTAGTCGCGCCTCGTGTAAGCGTCAACTGGCCCGATTTGATCGTCTGGAATGCCGACATGCCACCCGCGTTCGCTTCGGCCTGTGCGCCCGCCCCTATGCCGTTTTCGATCATAAGGTGACCAGCCAGCAGCTCGATCCCGTATGTGTAATCGCTTTCGAGCCATGACTGGTCGACGGACAGGGCAGCGGTGTTGATCCATATCTGGATGGTGCCATCCGAGACCGCGCCGAAGATTGCAGGCCAGCGGTCTTTGATGTTCTGCGGGGTTGGGAGGGTATAGGCCATCATGGTTTCCGGGAAAAGGCGATATGCTCGTCCTGCTCGACCACCGGCAAGGAGCCTTTCGCGTGAAGATCATTTTGCACCCATTCGTTGGGCGCATACTTCCATGCCTCATTATCCGACGATGCCACGCCGTTATATCTCAGTCGGTAGGCGTACGCCTCATCCGACAATGGATAGTTGACCGCATCAGAGGTCCATCCTGCGGCGCGAAATTCTGGATCTGTCGGCGTTGGGCTTCTGAATTCCATGTCACCACCATATCAAGAAAAAACCCGGAACGCTATTATGCGATCCGGGCGGAGTTTACAGCAAGAATTCACTACGTTAGCAGCGAACCGTGAACCTAGACCTTGCGAACCCGCTTGTCACCATCTGGCAACTGATCGACCATGGCGCGCGTCACATCGCCGCCAGTCAGGGTCTTGAGCGTCGAGATATCGGGCAGTCCGGCCTGCGTCCAGTGTTCATCGTTGGCGTCGTCAAGTAGGGCGATGGCGGATGCGAGGTCGGTATCGGTTTCAGGTTCGTCATACTGGCTCTGCTTCGGCTTATTCGCATCTGCCGCATCCTGGATCAGCCGCGCCACAGCCGCCTTGACGTTCAGATAATCGACATCGGGCGTACCGAACAGGTCGGCGATATCCTGCAATGCCTTGCGGGCCGGATCGTCATTCTCGACCGCCGACCCACTGACCTCGAAACTCTCCGGGAACCCGCCGTAAAACTTCAGCTCGCTTTCCAGAAAATCATCGCTCTCGATGAATTCGCCGGGCGCAACGGCCATCGATACGCCGCCGACATATACCGATGCGGGGCCGGGCTGCTTATTGGTGATCTTTGGCATTCTCATTCTCCACGTATGCGATGATGCCACGAACAGCCGTGGCAATGGGGATATTCAGATCGGCGCAACGGACTGCCAGACGGATGTGCATGCTCGATGCCACAACGACATCCATGCGGTCGCGGTTGCCGGTTTCGATTTCGTCGGTGACCGGGAATTCACCGGACAGCCATCGACGGATGCCGGCGCGGACTTCACGCTGGCGAATATCACCGATTTTCGCGGCAGGTACATGGATGCGAACGCGATCCTCATCCTTGGGAAAATCAGGGTCAATGACTGGCTCGATTGCCGGTTTCGGACGACCACGCGCGGCACGATCCGCATCGGTCGCATGATCCTTGAAAATCTTGTGCGCCCTCGCTCGGCTGATATCGAGGGACTTGGCGATGGCTGACAGGGTTTCACCGGCAACGTGCCGCGCAACGATGTCCTGATTTCGATTGGTGATTTTCATGGGCTGGAAATTATCTGTATGCGCATGGTTCGTCAATGTTGACATGTGCGGGTTGTTTGTGCGCATGGTTGTGGGGAAATAGGAGATTGAGAATGACGATTTTTAAGGTTGGCGATCGGGTGCGGGATATTTCTGGTCACTCGCAAGCGATGGGTCTCGTTGAGAATGCAGTCGGCAAGATTGTGGGCCAGGAAGAAGATCCAATCTACGGTTGGCGAATTGAATGGGAAAATGACAACGGTCGGTGCGGGCCAGCAAATTGGGCTGATATCCAACTTGAACATGCCCAACCGGAAACCGCGTCCCCCATCCGCGAAATCACCCGCAAAGAAATCGTGCCCGGTCGGTATGGCGCAGTTCATGTCGTGGGGCTTGCCGAGGTTCCCGATTGCGATGACCCTAATCAGATTCCGATAACCGAAGTGCGCATCGGCATTGATGCATCCATGACCGCCAAAGAACTCGACGCCGCCGCATACGTCCTGACCCAGATTGCTACCGTGTTGCGGGAGAATGGGAATGGATAGCCCATATGTTATGGCGGCAGGAGTAACTATCGCCATCGTCGTCCTAAGCATCATCATGTTGGCATGGGTGAATTTTTGCGCGGCCATATCAGATTATCAATGGTGGGGTTTTTGCGTGGCCATTATGCCCCCATTGATTGCGCTCTATTTCATAATGGTGGCGGGTTTTTCGTGACCGAATCCATGTTCCCCGAATTCCCCGAGCGACCACCCAAGCCGTTCGGGTTCGATCCCGCGACGATCCGCCAGACCGTCGCGCATCCCAAGCCGGACAACTCCGCATATCTGGCGGCGGTCCGAGAATTTCGGGAACGATATGAACAGGCCGAGCGCGACATGGGCGCGCCGGTTGAGATTGCCGAGCTGGTTTTCAGGAGGAAATGATGAGCGATATCGACGTATCGAAAATACCGGATGATGTGATGGAAATGGCTGAGAAGGCTTATTGGGCCACGACCATGCCATCATTTACGCAAGACCCGTGGGTTCATATCGCCCTCGTCATCCTCACCGAACGAGCCGCCTGCGCTCAACACGCATTCGCCATGCGATGGGCGCCACCACTCGAATTACAGGGCACCAAGGATGCCGACGAGATTTCCAAGATCACTACCAGTTGGAGCCAGCAGGTCGGCATGGGGATCCTCAACCGATGACCGCCCCGGACTGGACATCCCTGACATCTGCCGAAAAACAGACTGCCATTCGCCCGCTGTGGATGGAAGGGAAGTCGGCATCAGAAATCGCATCCCAATTCACTGGCGCAACCAGGAACTCGATCATCAGCGCCCTTCACCGTGGCAAGATGACGGGATCTTCCAATAAACCAGTCAAGGCGGCGGCGACCAAGGCGCCGAAGATATCGAATAAGGTTCAGGGTCGAGAAAAACCCCGATCGGCTGTCACGCTTCCAAAATTCTCGGCACATCCTGACGCCGAACCGCCATCGGCATCCGTCATGGAGATGATCGAGAATAACCGCCCGCCACTGGCAGGAACGACGCCGATCAGCATACTGGACTTGCCGAACCGTCCGGGTGTCCTATGCCGGTTTCCGGTGGTTGGCGGGTATTGCGGCCAGCCATCAGGCGACAAGACCCACTGCAAGGCGCATCATGGGATCATGTATCGCGAGACGGATAAGATCAGGATGCCGAAGGAGGCGAGGTTATGAGTGAGATGATTAAGCGAGTGGCGCGGGCGCTATGCTGGGCGAACCAGATGGACCCCGACAGCAAGAGCCACATTAACGGCAATGCTTGGCTGTGGGAGGACTATGCCAAGGATGCCCGTGCAGCAATGGAGGCCATGCGCGAATTGACGCCCGAGATGACTGCCCACTTGCAGATGAATACAGAGATGGGCGCGTATGTTTGTGCAAACTGGATTGGCGGATATTCGGTGATGGGCGAATACCAGTCGGCCATGATCGACGCCGCCCTCAAAGAAAAACCCCGGACCTAAATCCGGGGTTTCCTTATTCCATAACCAGATCCGATTACGGCGCTGGCGTGATGCCGTCCAGATACTTGATCGAGCCGGCGCGCAGTTCGATAAGCTGGCCGATACGACCGATACCGGGGACTTCCCACGACAGCGGGCCGTTCTGGTGAACTTCCAGGAAGTTGTAGGGCATCGGCATCGGCAGCTCGATGCTGTCGAGGTTGTTGCGATACCCGACCGCGCGACCCTGACCAGTGACGGCAGCGTCGGTTGCAGCCGTTGCCAGTGCGCCGAGTTCACGGATCGTCAGGCGCTGGCCCGTCCGGTTCGTGTATTCGTTGTTGTTGGCAAAATACTGCATGATGGTCGTGTTCGGTGCAGTCACGCCATACGGAGTCGCCGTGATATAGCGGTATGCGCCGGGTGGCAGGAGCAGGGTGTCGCTGATTTGGGTGGTCAGCAGGGACTGCAGGGTGGCCGGACCCATCAGGAGCAGGTTCAGTTCTGCAACGATCTGTTCGGGGGTTTTCTGGCCGACGCCAGTAGCATTGACCCAGTTGCGCGCGCCAGCAGTGCCGTTGTTTGGCGACAGGGCGGGCGTGGTGCCGGTGCGGTTGATGAGGCCGGACCAACCTGGATGACCGCCACCGATCATGGCGGCATCGGCAGCGAAGATATCCGCAGCCTGGCGCGAGGCAGCAGCCTTGCGGGCGGTCAGTGGATAACCGGCGAACATGGCCTTGCCGACTTCCTCAACGTTGTAGCGATAACCGACCGCAAACATCGCGAACTGCGAGGAAACGGACAGCAGTCGCACATCGGCGAGTGGAACGTCCTTGGCATAACCGGACTGCCACTGGGCGGCGCCGGTCAGATCGCCGATCTGGAAGTCAACACCCGATGCCCACTCGGGGTAATCGGTATTGACCGGGACCAGGCTGGCATAGTCGGTGATGTCGTACTGCTGCTCGAAAGCGCGGGACGACAGAACGTGAGTCTGGCTGCGGAGGAAATTGAGACCCTGCGCGTCGGTGAGCATATGTGACATGGGGCTGGTTCCTTACGCAGCGGCGGTGATGGCGGCTTCGCCGGGGCGAATGCGGATTTTGACGGGGGCGACCGCGTTGACAGTCGAAACCGACTGATCGAATTCGCAGCCGGGGAGAAGCATGCGGCCCGTGCCGGTGGCGGCATAGTACTTGCCATCGGATGGCAGATACCAGACCGCGTTGCCCTTGACGACTGCCGCGCCGACCGTGACGAAAATCACGCCCATGTCAGCAACGCCCATGCGGTCGCCGATGGCATATGTGGTAACAACGCCGTTGGCGACTGCGCCGTTGGTCTGGATGTTTTCCTGCGCGATGCCGACGAACTTGTTGCCGGTGGTCAGCGGGATAACGGCATCATCGGTGGCGCCCTTCATGACAGCCTGGCCGAACGCGACAACCGCACCAGCATGGGCGGTGAAGGCGTTGAATTCTTCCATATTCTGCCACTGGCCGGGCATGCCGGCGAGAGGGCGGAGGAGCGGGGCGGGGATCAGTGCCATGGTTAAGCTGCCTTCACGTTGCGGGTGATGCGGCCCAGATAACCTGAACGGGCATCGTTGGTCTGGGTGCGGTCGATCTGGGTGATGCCGTCGCGCAGGGTGTCGGTGTCGGAGGTGACAGTCAGCGCGGCAAATGCACCACGGATGGCGTTGTCATCCATATCCTTGGCTGCATCGCCGAGTTTGGCGGTGACGGCTTCCTTTCGGACAGCCTCGACCGTCTTGCCCTTGGCGTCGAGCGTCGGCATGATCGCCTTGGCAGCGGTAACGACCGCCTCACGATCGGCCAGCATCTTGTCGAGGTCGATGGCCGTTGCATCCTTGAGCTTCTGCGTCAGGCCAGCGATCTCGCCGTCCTTGGTGCTGATGGTTGCCAGATGGGTGCCGACTGCGGTCTGGGCGGTTGCCAGATCGGTTGCGAGGGTTGCGAGTTTGGTGTTGAGCTGGCCGACCAGGATGGCGGCAGCGTCGGAAAGATCGACGGTATGGCTCGCGCCGTCGATGGTGATGGTCACGGGCTTCAACGTCATTGGATGTTCTCCGAGATTATCCAAAATCTGGTTAAGATTTGCGTCAGTGATAGCATCACAAACGCCAATCGCGCAAGATGGTCCTGCGCGACCCTTATCGACCAGCGCGACATGGTTGCCAGCGATGTTCCGCTGGACCGCCTGATATGCGGTTCCGTCCGGCGCAACGCCATCCTCAAATGTCAGGTCGACGCCATACCCATTGGACAGTTCGCGCTTGCCGCTCTCGATATCCTTGATCGTGGCCGCATCGAAAAACACCAGATCGAACGCCAGATGGTCGCCGTCGCGGATCGCCTTGGCAACGACGCCCTTGGACAGCCGCGAATGATTGTCGGAGGTGACTGCCTCGGTCGGGTGATCGTTGGTGATGGGCTTGAGCAGGAATGAGCGAACCGACTTCTCATCGAACACTTCATCGGCGGGCCGGTAAACTGAAACGCGGTCGTTCGCCTGGAATTTCGTGCCGGTCGGATCGACCTCATATCCCATGTAGTCATACACGCCAGCCCGAGCCGAATTCGCACGGACGGCCATATAGCCTTCCTTGGTGCGCTTCGGTGCGTCGAATGTCATGCGGTCGGTGAGGATCATGGTTGCCAGAATTAACCCCGTTTCGGTTATCTGGCAAGGGCATAGAAAAACCCGCCCAACGGTTGAGGTTGGGCGGGTTATCGATGGCGCAGGGATGTCGCTTATTGTGTAACGCAGGAAGATTGGCTGCACGTCCCTTACAGCCCAGAACACACCCATCGAATTAGCTGGCAGGATCGACCCGGAATATTGCCGCGATCTTCCTGCCGTGCATGTTCGTCGTCACGAACCTGTTTTGATGCCGCCCGCGCGCTATCTCGGGTCCACAGCGCGTATCAAACTACCGGATGCGTCCGGGTTTCGGCATCAATTCTTGCAGGGCGATCCGCTCGGCTGTAGCTCGTCGCCACAATATCCTCGCCACGACGCGGAGGCCACCGAATGCCGGACACTCAAGCCCTGTTTATGGAGCGGGGTGGGGGAATTGAACCCATCGCGTCATGACGCCCTCCTCACGGATTACAAATCCGGCGCACACCTTGTGCTATCCACGCTTATTAGTCGGAAGTTGGGTATCGTTGCAGGCTGATTAGGCCCGCTATTTTCCCCAGACCGCCTACCAAGAGTGATTACGGGATCAACCGCATCTTCCCCTCAGTGCGCATCACTCCCTACTCGTTGCCGTCGCTATCCAGCGCCAGCGAATTTCTGCGAGATACATGAGGCCCGCATATTTGCCTCACATGGATCACGGCTCATGCCTTTCGGCGTACCTCGCTGACCGTTCTTTCCGGCCTGTCATCGTTTGCCATTTCTGGCGTATTCGATCCTACTTAAAAATCTCGGAAAACGCCTCATCGGTATAAACCGACAGATTATCACCCTCGCCGACGATCCAGTCGCCGATGTTCACCAGACGCTCGCCACGCGGCGTCGAAACGAAACCACGGACGCCTTCCTCGATCTTTTCAGCCGACCCGTATTGCTCGATCAGGCTGTCATCCTCGCTCGGGATGGATCGGACGGCAGGATGGTCGCCGTTCTTGTTCCACTGCGTCGCGCTGACTTTGGTCGATCGGGTGAATTCTGGCATGGCGGGTTCCTTGGAATTTGTTGTCCCGTATCGCCGGGACCACGCGGACCTGATTTTTATCGGCTGCTCGCCGCTGGATCAAACGACTTCGATACCTGTTCCGACTTCGGGCTTCTAGGGTAACGCCACCCACGGTCGCCATAGTCTTTCCAACAATCCGAGGTTGCAACCCCTACAATCATCGGCGGGCGTCTATCAATACGACGATATGCACATAACCCGCGCACACCGTCAACCTCTCTTGATAATAATATTCACAGCCTCGCCCACCGCGCGCGTGACCTCATCGCGGTTCCGTTGGGTCGCCGGGCGCATGTATGGTCGCGGCTCCATGCGAGATGTCCCGTATTCCAGGTGCGCGGCGTATGGCGCGCGCGATGTGACAGTCACAGTGGGCGGCATCTGCGATCTGATTTCAGTCTCAATGGATCCATCCAGCAGGCCGGTATCGCGGTTTGGCGGCTGACCTGGTGCGCTGGGAACGTGACCCGATCCCGATACGCTGCCCGCAGTGATGGACCGCTCGGCATCCAATTCGATCATCTGGCCGGCGACATACAGTTTTCGCACGACCTCTTGCGCCGTATCCCGCGCCATCCGGCGCAGACGATCCTGATGCGATTTCACGCTCATAGAATTCCCCTTGCCTTACACCCGCAGAATGGCGCGTGACCCGGAGGATCTGTTCTGGCAATCTCGCTCGACCAGTCATAAACCTTGCCATTGCGCGCCAGATGCTCGGGCCGTGGATGCGCCTTGCCAGAATGAACCCACTCAAACTGGGTGATCCCGATCGACAACATGCGTTCCCGATCCAGAGATGCTGATATTTTCTGGGTCTGGTCCATGGCGATCCTCATTGATCGCTTGCGGGCCAATCCAGTCGCTTCGGAAATCTCCTTGGCGACTTCGCGGATCGGCGTCCGCAACGGAACATTCCGAAACACGATATCGGAAACGCGACCGCGCAACTGGTCGCTAACATCCCGGATCAGGGCTGTGTTGCGCGCCATGAAAACCTGCATGGTGACCGGCGAACCGGACGCATTAAGGATCATGCCCAATTCCAGGTCGGTCGCGTATTTCAGGTTCGCCACGAACCGCTGATAATGCCAGCGGGTCATGTTATCGAGCCATCGTTGCATTCCCGAGCGAACATCTGTCGTGATGACAACGGAAACCGCATCCTCGATAAATTTGATTATGGCTTCCAGGTCGATGATCGAATCGGTCTGTATGGATGCGATCGTGCGCGCGTATTCCGGCATCAGCCGATCAGAAACCAGCCTTTCCCATGCCGAAACGGCAGGCAGATATACCCGATATAGATCGCGCGACTGTACCTGCGTCGGGCGGATCGGTCGCAGTCGCACGGATTTGCGACGGACGCCATTCGCTCGGGCTAGGGATGGGAGGTCAATTTTCATGCCGAGATTAAACCTGCACCAGTTGCATCTTTGTGCGGGCGCGGATGCCGTTGGCAGTGTTGCCGACATGCTGGCCATAGTCAGCGCCATTAAGAACTTGCTTCACGCCGACGCGAAGGTTGGTGACCGAGGCCGCAACCTGCGACCGCAATTGAACGCGCCGCCAAATGCCGCCAAGGTTGACCATGCTGCGGGATAGCAAGGACAATTGCGCCGCATCGGACGGGAATGCGTCTCCGAACTCACCTGTCAGCAGGTTCATGTACGCCCAAACCGGGGCGGCATAACCGTTGTCCATCTCCAGCCGTACCCATTGCGTCGATCCGTCATAGGCCAGATCCATGGCAAGCGTGTAGGGCAAGGATGATGCAGGTTTGGTGTAGAAACGTTCAAGCGAATGGTGTTCTGGAACGCCGGGGCTGCTGATGCTTTCCTGGATGCGTTGCGCCGTGGTCCCACCAGCCATGTCCGTCTGGCCACCGATGATCGTCACGCCGTATTTGTTCCATGCGGCATTCGTCAGGTCAGTGGGCGCCGTGAGCAGGTTGGTTCCGATGTTGTCGGTCACGACCTGCAAATTGAAGCGACGATCCCATTTCTTTCCATTGGAATCGGTTACGCGAACCTTTTCAGCATAGGTGCCGGCAACCTTGGCCTGCGACCACGACAAGGCAGCGCCAGCGACCGATACATGCCCAGAACCGCCCGCCAAGACCGAGTAGGCTGGCGACGGCGACGATCCATATGCCGTGCTGGACAGCGTACCAATCGGGCCGGGCGTGTTGGTGTCCAGCACCGCCACGTTGGACATGTCGAGGCTGTCAGGGCCGGGCTTGCGCGACACGCGGGTGCGCTTGAACTTGAACTGCTGCGGGCTGGCCTCTGCCCCGGTCGGTGGAGGAACCCAGCCGCCGCCGAGGTTCGATCCGAAGGCCAGATTGAGGATCAGATATAGCTCGGCCTGCACTTCGGGTTTGTTCGTGATGTCCACTGTGAACTTGAGTTGCCCATCATAGTAAAATTCGATGGCAGTGTCGGTGATGATGCACCGATACCAGCCAGCCCCGACGAACTGAGATGTGGCCTTAACGAACTGGAATGCGTTTTGACCTGCCGCCGTGATGACGTTGAAATTGTTCTGCGTCGGCGCGTTGCCGATCAGCTCCATCACATCGATCTCGGGGAACACCCCGACGACCTCGCCAACCAGCGGGCGCATCCATGCTGCCGGCCACATCGCTGTAGCAAAAGTCACGCCCTCGACCCAGAAATCCACCACACCCGAGCGGAACGTGACCGCGCCGGACGATTGGATATAGCCAGACAGCCAGGAATATGGCGCGCTTGTCTTTGGGTCGTTTGGCACTTGACCGCCCGCCAGACCGGGAACGGTTGACGTTTTGGTGGCGCTGATGACCAGACCATCACTGATCGAGAATGGCGTGAAACCCGCCCATCCAGCATGGTCAGGATTGACGTTGAACTGGTACTCTGGGCCAGGAGAGAAGCCCTTCGGATCTGCGCCGCCGCGCAGCGCCGGGGACCAAACCGACCTGTTTAGCGTGGCAAAGTCATCATCGAATACGGCAGAGTATTCGAGCGGAAGGCTGTCCGTGTAAGGCTGGATGGTGTTGGTGGCGCCGCCGCCGTATGACAACTTGAAATCACCGATCACCATGTTGGTGTAATAGAGCTTGCCACCCTTGTCGGTGCCCAGGTCATAGTCGTTGCCGGGGCTGGAGCATCCGTCGAGCCACATCTCGGTGGTTTCCGTTCCAGCCGTAGCCGAGTAGAAACCAGAGCAGAATGCGGGGATGGCAATGCCTGTCTGCTGGCCGTTGCTGGGGGCGCATCCAAGGTTCCACGTCTTTGCGGCGGAGATGTCGGCAATCGCGATGTTCTGCGACTTCTCGCCCGTGGTGTTTACGCGGACACCCCTAAGCCGCATATGGGCCGACGAAAGGTTGGACGACGACTGTCCTGTATTGTTGTCATTGCCGTTCCAGTCGCCCTTGCAATTGATCTCATGGAAGCGCGACACCGCCACAGCGGATGGGTCGAGGCCGGACGATTGGTCGTAATTGTAGCCGTCCTTGTAGGCATCGCCGGAAACGCAGTTTTCCAGCGTGGCGGTATATTGGCCATCGAACGAAATGTTGTTCAGCATCGAATAGCAGGCGTGGACGCCTGACAGATAGACTTGTGGGTTCTGGCCGTCAGGCACGTAGCCGCTACAATAGAGCGGCACCCCTCCATAGAGGCGGACGTTCCGCATCCACACCGTATTGGTGTTACCGAATCGGCCCGATAGATAGAAATTCCGGGTGTTGGCATCGCCGTTTCCGACGTTCCCGCGACCGACGTAGAGGTTCGCGTCCGGCGCGCGATTGTCCTTCAAGCGGACATAGAGTTTCTTGTTCGTGACATCGAGATAGTGGGCACCATGCCCGATCGAAGCCCGAGCGTTGATCGCAGCGAAGATCGTGGCCGTGTTGCCATCAGCCCCGCCCGACGCATAGCGCAGCGACTGGGGGTTGCCATCGACGTTGAGAAAGGCAGCGTCCCATACCCCTCGGTTGGGGACTTCGGTGGTGTAGGTGCTGACGTAGATGTTCGCATCTGCCGTAGCGACAAACGCCGGCATCACCTGGTTCTGGATGGATGCGATATAGCTGCTATCGGTCAGAACATTGCCGTTGCTGTCGCATGGCTCGATAATCAGACCCGCGCGAGTGCAGGTCTGGCTATTAAAGCTGTCCGGGATGCTGGTGCCGTCTTGATTGGAATAGAAGTAACTACCGGCCTGTGCCAACACCCTGACAATGGCAGATGCGGCCTGCGCGTTGGCCCGAACCATCGCTTGCTTCAGCGAGCGAACGCGCGTTGCCCATGATGTCCCTGCGGCGGTGTTGTCGCCGCCCGGCCCGCAATAGATGGTGACCGTGGGGGTCGGCTTGGCCGCAGCCATCGAGAAATTCGTGGAATATGTCGTGCCCGAACGATACACGCTAAACGGCACTACATACCCAAAACCAGCCGGGGCTGCGAGCAGAACAGGCGATGCACCACCGCCAGCCTGCGGCGAAACTTCCTGCAAACCGCCGCTCGGCGTCAGATAAAAATACGTATCGGCGCCGGGGATAAGCGTGGCCCCGATTACCGTCGAATCCTTCAAGCCATATTGGCGCGAACCCGCAGCCGTGGTCATCGGACCATCCTCGGTAGCGACTTCCTGGACGGTGCCTGTCGATGTGCGGATTACGGCCATCAGGGTTTAACCTCTTCAAAAATCTCTGGGCCGAGAACGATCTTGCCCTGATACGGGGTCACGCCATCAGGCATGCTGCCATATGTGATCGTGATGTGAGCCTGGTATTCAGGGTAATCCGAGTGCGCACCGGCACGGATGATTTCTTCGTGCCGCCACCGAAGTTCGGACGCAGAAATCAGCAAAACCTGCGCATCGGTTCCGAACGTTGCCATCTGGCGCGGACCGCCTGCCGATATCTCGATCTTGGATGACCAGCTTTCGCCGACCTTGAACCAATCAACCGGCGTCGTGGAATAAACGATGGTGACATGCAGATCAGGCACGATATCCGTGAACCCCTGCGCCACTGCCCATTTCTTGATTTCTGCCCGGTTCACGACATCGCGGCGGACATACAGGGTTCGTGGCGCGGCATCACGCGCAAACCGGGCATCGTTGGCGGCTCGCATCGGGGCCGGCGCATTCCCATTCGCCGCAGCCAGCGCAATCGCCGTCCGGGCTTCTTCCTCGGCCATTTCGGCTTCGGTTGGTTCCGCAGTCAGGCCGGGTTCATCGCCAGCCGCTTCGGCCTCGCCATAGGCTTTTTCGGCACCAGGCCATTGCCCGCGCTCGATGATTCCGCCCTTGACCATCTCGATCAGCGCGGTATCGGGCACCAGACCTGAATTCGCCAACGCCACAGCGGCATCGGCAAACGTTTTCTCGACCGTTGCGGATTCGGTCTCGGTCATCTGGTAGAGCGGGTTCCATTCATAGAACAATTCTGGCGGACGTTCGCCCAGCGCAGACCGGAACATGCACTCATCGAGCGGCGAAATGGTCGGCGATAGGTCGATCGTCTGCATGGCGCGGATGTTGTCGTAATAATTCCGCAAATCGCCCTCGCCAGTGGCATTCATGCCGGCAGCGGATCGACCCCACAAACGGGTGACCGGGATATCAGCCAAGCCGGCGACGATCACCATGGCTATGTTCTGGATGTCTGTCAGGCCAGTGAATGTCTGGGTTTTCTGGTCGTATTCGTCATCGCCGTCGATGACCATGGCGCTAACGATGGATTTCAGCGTATTCACCGCCGCGAACCGGCGCACCAACAGCGATTCACCGTCCGATGTGGACAGGTTCGACATCAGGTTTTTCAGCTTGATGACGTCGACCTTGGCTTCATCGACCAGTGCGGCGATTGCGCCTGCGATCTGGTCGTTATTCGTGATGGCGCGCTGCATGACGGCGAACAGGGACTCGCCGCCCCATCCGTCCCATGTGAATTGCTCACGGATCGGATTGTTCGTGAACTTGATGACGCGCGATGGATGGATCTGGGTCTGCGCCGTGTTTTTCAGCGTCCAGTATGACGCCTCATTGAATGTTGGGCTGTAGGGGTCACGGTCCCGCATGCGAGGCGTGATGTCATCCTTGCTCAGGACGGTGATATATTTCAGGCCACCTTGCTGCACGACCTCTGGGTTCAGCTTGCCGGCTGCGTTGCCACCAGCGCCCAGAAGGATCACCGAGTTGCCATCCTTGCGCGCCATAATCATGGCCTCACGCAGTTTCTGGCGCAGACCCAGACGGGTTTCCTCGGCCTCGATCAGCGTAATCTGATCCTCATCAACGCCCTTGTACGCGCGCCACTCTCGCACCATGTCGCCGGGCGGGATGTCGACGGCCTTCTTGAACACGCTCGACCGATATGCCGCGTCGATATCCTGCTGGCTCACATAGGAGCGGATGTAGCGGTAATGGGCGGATTTGTCGGCGCCGGTTCCGAGGCGCGAGACCATGTTCACCAGGCCATCATTCATGGGAGCCGATATGGCTTTTACGCGATGGCGGGGCTTGGCTTCGGACATGGATCAACCCTTGGTTTTTCGCAACATACGGCATAGCCCGAAAATAGAAAAGGCCCGCCGAACCTTGGGAGGATAGTGGCGGGCCTTATGCGCGTCGAGGTCGAGGGCACGAAACCGAGCGCAATCTAGGTTTGGCGGATTATTTGAGTGGCGTCAATACTGGTGTTTGCTCCCCGCGCTTGCGGATGGCGGCGGCGTGTTCAAATCTGCTAGTCCAGCTATCGCCCATCTCAACTGCCTTGGCGCATTCCTCGCGTTCATCCATGATGGCGCGGGCCACCGGCTCGATGATTTCAGGCTTTGCGGCGAAGCCTTGCATGTTCACCACCCGACCGGCAGCGTTCCACACTTCGTCGGAAATATCCTCTGGTCGCGTCATGGTGTTTGCCTTTCGGCTTCGAGGGCGGAGAGAAGGGCGGCGAGAATTGCGAGGGGTCTGGTCGCTCCGTAAACGACATGCGAGAATGTGTCCTCATCGTTGAGCCTGCCATCAACGCGCACGGGACGCAGTTCGACCACAAACGCCATCCTCTCCCCGGATATTCCGCGCAAATGATCCCAGTTTTCCGAGATCATACAGGCCCACCCCGGCAACTCCCGCTCTGTCAGCGCCAAGGCGGCGTCGATGGAGGCGGTGTAGTTTGGTATGAAGCTCCATCGAGTGGTTCCTAGCGGCTCGCCATGCAGATGGCGATCCAACTCCCGATCCGGCCCTTGAGCCGCCTTCAGCCGCTCGATCAGTTCTGCAATATCCCTACCCATTGTCGCTCACTCCCTTGGGATTGAGGGCGGTACGGGCGGCAATTTGCCACCAGAGCGGTTGTTCCGTCACATGGCGGCAGGCGATCTTTTCCAGCGCTTCTGTCAGGACCGATATGCGGGCATGGAGCCGTGCAATAAGCGCGTCGATGTCGCTGAATGGAAGGCCGTCGAACCATGACAGGGCTTCGTCTCGTTCGGCTTCCGCCTTCTGCGCCCGCTTGAGCAGTTCAGCAGCCGCGCCCTGCATGATCAGGAAGTTTGCGCGGGCGGCATCGTGACTGGTTTCCGATGCTGCCAGATCCACTTCGAGGGAAGTGATGAGGGCGTCTATCTCAGACCAAGCGGCTTGAGCTTCGCCTGCCATCGTATCGACCGCTCGACCGGTCACGCCCTCGGCATATCCCAGATCGAAATACTGGCCGATCAGATCGCGCAACCGTTCCACCACGTCAGCCGGTAGGACTTGCTTGTTCAGGGTCATGGGTGGGGCCTCACGCGAATGAAAGCCGCTTGTTTTTCAGGCCCGCAGTGGTTTACCTCGGCTTGCGCCAACTCGAACGGCAGCACCCAAGCGTTATTGTGATGCGCCCAAGTATAGCCAGCCCCGCCGACACGCCAGACGCCGTTTTCCGTTTCAATGTGGACGTTCGTGTCAGCCCATGAACGGGTGCGCTTGCTGTCTGGATATCGGCGGATATATTTTTGCGTGATCCGGTCGTCAGGCATCACTTCACGCTCCCACTGGGTTGAAGGGCTTTGAGGGCGGCGGCGTTATCCCTGGCGTTTTCAGCGAGGCGGCGGTTTATCTCCTCATCCGTCCCGTTCATCCCACAATCGACACCTGCTTTGAACCCGGCAGCATAACCGCGATCATGCCAAGCCGCGTCAGTTACCACCCCATCGGGGGTAGGGGAGGCGAGGGCCGCTTCCAATTCCTTCACACGATCTTCGAGGCGGCACACGTCAACATAGAAAGCCTGCCCCATCTCGGTTTGGGTAGGGATATGGGCGGTTTCAAGCAGGGCCGTGTCGGCTAAATCTAGCGCGTCATCAAACGGCTCCGCCCCTTCGCTTTCCCGCAGGGCTGCGATCTTCTGCATGTAGCGCTTGAGGCGGAGGTAATAGACGGTCATCTGAGCCTCCGTCTCCCCACCCCCTCCCCCTTCTGTCTCATCAGGGCGCAGAGGGACGGAGAGGGCGGAAAGAATGCGGGTGTTGAAGTCGGCTTGCTTTTCTGCCTTCTCCGCCTCTGTGGTGGCCTCAATATGCATTCCGCCCATTGGGTTAAGGGCTCTCCACCATACCCCATGGGGCCCCTCTACTGTTTCCCACTCCAGTTCCCGAACCCCCACGCCATCAGCCTTACCAAGGGAACGGTGGTTCCACTGTTCGGTGAGCATAGCCAGCAACTGATCGTTGTCGTATTCCGGCAAATCGGCGCGGCTCAACATCATCTCCACATGGCAATACGCCGAGCAGTAGATTGATACGCCCGAGTGGATCGTTCCTTCGCGTAATGCCCGGAAGCCGCGAGACATGTCGACTTCGGCAGGTTCGCCACAAAACGGGCAGGGCAGCATCTCGCTCGTTACCGGGCTCTCGTCTTCTACATGGGTCATGGCAAATCATCCCTTGGACATGCCACCCAGAACACGGCGCATGAAATCAAAAACACGGCGTATAAAATCCAGATCATGCGAACACCCATACTGGCACCAGAACCGCCACCATCCACACGGCCACGAATGTCGTCGGCCTGCGATGCATCATCAGAATGATCCAGTTCATTTCGACACCCGCAACGCATGAGCCTGCGCCTTGCAATACGAACACGATCCGCAGCCGGTTTTCAGTACCAGGTCGCCGCCGCAGTCAGTCTTGATATTCATGAGATGCCCTCTCGGTTGATACCGCAGCATATGCGTATATAATATGCTTGGTGTCAACTATAAACTGGCGGACCAATCATAGGTGCCATCGAGCATCAATTCGGATAGCGCCCACACCTTGGCGTCAACGCGGTCGGGCGATCCGTCGCCCACATATCCGTTGCTGGTCATCTGGCATGCCTGGTCTTCCAGCAACTCCATCGAGTTCGCATCAGGGTCGGTCAGGTGCGAGACCTTGCCCTGCTCGTATAGGGACGCGATGGGTTCGGCGCGTATCGTCTTGCCGCGCGAGGCCGTGACCAGCTTTACGGGAACAGTCGCCGATGCGGCATGGATGACGAACCGCACCATCTCGCCGCCGAAATTCCGTTCGGCCACGATGCTGTCTGCCCGGAAATGCTGGAACGCCTCAACGGCACGCTTACCCCACCCTGCCGGCGACATGTTGCATGTCCAGTCGCCAAGCACATACCCGCGCCCATCGGTTCCCTTCCCCGCAGCTATGATGCCGATGTCGTCGGCCTTCTCTGGATCGTCGCCTTTCGACCCGGATGGATCAACGCCGATGACAATCCGCTGCATCTCGATCATGCGCCCATCTGTCGTGATGATCGCCTGACCATTCCATGCGCCACGAACGCGGGTCTTATCGAACATATCGCGGGTCCATAGCGCGCCAGGTACGTCCTCAAGGATTTCCGCGTTCAATTCCTGCCGACCCAACCGAGTGCCGGCATACCGATCGATGACTGTTTTCAGGAATGTATCGGGCAGGTTGGATTTATTATCCATGGTCGATCCACGCGTCACGCGGGTTCGCTTATCCTTCATGATCGTCCGCAGAACCGGAATCGGTCGAGGCGTCGTGGACACGAACACGCGCGGATCATTCTTGCGCATGGTGAATTGCAGCATGTCCCACAGGTCGGACGCGCGCTTGTATTTCGCCAGCTCATCGACCCATGCCGTGTCGAATTCGGGGCCACGAAGCTGGTCCGGCTCGGTGCCGTTGTAGCCATACGCCATAGCGCCATTTGGCCAGACCAGGCGAACGGGCTTGAACCTGACGCTGGGGACGGTGCCAGGCTTGGATACCGCGACGATGCGCGGGACCATGACTTCCTCAAGATCCTTTTGCGTCTCGGCTATCAGCGCGATCATCCGGGCGCCACCCGTGACGCGCTCATCGATCCACCTTGCACCCATCTCCGTCTTGCCGAACCCTCGCCCAGCCAGCGCCAGCCATGTGGACCACTCGCCATCCGGCGCGATCTGGGCAGGGCGACCCCAGAACCGCCAGTCGTATTCGAGTTGGGCGAGTTCTGCCTCTGACATGCCGGCGAATATCTGGTCGCGTTCGGCGGGGGTCAGGTGCGCGACACGTTCGGCCATGGATCGGGGGTCGATGGGGATGGTCACAGGGCCGAACGTGCCAGAGCCCGAGCCTCATCTAGTCCGCAATCGCAATCGTGACCGCCGTGATATCGGCAATGATTGGTATGATTGCTGAATTTCAATACCGCATTGGCCAGTTCCTTGGAACGATCAACGTGGACCGTTCCGGTTAAGGCGGCATCCTTGGAACGGTAGTCTGGGGAATAATCTGCTCGGCCTATAATCATCTCGCCTAGTCTCCCTTGCTGGTATCGCCGCTGGCCGGGTTCGGAGGCGCCAGCCGTGCCAGCCTGTCAGCGATGCGGTCTCTGGCTGTATGGGCCACCTCTATGGGTCCGCCGTCCTTGCCGACCAGTTCGACGCGGGTGTCGAATGCCTTGATGCTGACATGCTTGCCGACCAGTTCGAGTGCCTTGGCCGCACCCGTCGAGTTGAACACGTATTGCAGTTCGCCATGCTCATCGACAATCGGATCGCCTTTGCGGTCGCGGAAAACCTCGATGTCGTTCATGCATCGCTGATGGAGCTTGACGGACTGCGACAGAACCCAGTCGGCGTCGATCTGCAATCTGGATGACCTTTCGGCCTGCAATTCCGCCACCCTTTCCTGGATGTACGGTTTTGCCAAGGTCTCGCTTGCAATATTCCGGGCAGTGTCCTGCGAGTACCCAGCCCTGATCGCCGCCTGAGTAGCATTCAGGTCGATCAGGTATTCCTCGCAAAATCGCGCTTGTTTCGCAGTGAGTTCGGTCATGCCCGCAAGATAGGTTCATGCGCATAAGATGGCAAGGGCGAGAACCCGTTACAGAAAAAACAGACCTCTGCAACGGTTGTTACGTTGCAGGATCAATGGGTTAACCCCGATTTGGCCTCTGTAACGGATTTCCCCACGACTGTCCTATAACGAACATGATGAGACCATGAGAGGCAAGATACCCTTGGAATACGTATGGCTTGTGGTAGGTGTTTTTCCGTTACACTACTACTACTACTACTTCCTAACCTAATGAAATATATAGGAGAAAGGGGCTGTAGGGGCTGCAACGGCGGCATAACAAGTCGAAACAGATGGGTCGATTATGTTACGCTGGTTTTCCCGTTGACCGAGTTTCGATTTCAAACTATCAATTGATTTTCTTTAGGAGAATGTTCGATGTATGAAATCGAAAACGTGGCGATGTCCAAGCCTGTGAACAAAGGTCCGGGGCTGACAAAGCAACTCGGCATGCTTAATGTCGGCCAGTCCATTCTGGTTGATCGGTCCTACCCTCATATTTACGCGACAATCCGATTTGCTCGGGCGCGTGTGAAAAATCCTCTGGTCGGTGAATTCGTCATCGCCCCAGAGGGGGATGGAAAGCATCGGGTTGGGCGCGTCGAATAATTCAAGAGGGCAGACCATGACCGACCCTGTATTCGTATTCGGCAGCAACCTCGCAGGCCGTCATGGCAAGGGTGCTGCACTATGGGCGCGGCAGCACCGAGGCGCTATCTATGGCCAAGGCGAGGGCATGCAGGGAAATTCGTATGCCATCCCGACCAAGGATGCGAACCTGCGCACGTTGCCGCTTGATGAGGTAAAAGCGCATGTGCGGAAATTCCAGATTTTCGCTACGGATAATCCATCCATGACGTTCCAACTCACGCCCATCGGATGCGGTCTCGCTGGATATCAGTTTTCCGATATCGCGCCGCTGTTCGCCCGGTCACCATCGAACATCATCATACCTGACGAATTCAAGGCGATCCTCGGACTATGACCACCACCACCCGACCCATGGCCGACCACGCCCTGAAATACGCATCCATGGGCTGGCAGGTGTTCCCGATCCGCGTTGCCGGCGAGGCATATAAATCCAAGGGTCAGGATAAAATCGCGACCGGGCGCGAACCCGGAACCCCGAACGGCCACCTGAACGCCACCACCGACCCCACCCAGATCGGCAAGTGGTGGACCGCCAAACCAACGCGCGGCATGGCAGTCCGCACCTGTCAGGCATCCGGGATATGGGTGCTGGACAGCGATGATGGCGGCGAGGAAACGATCCGGGTTCTGGCGACTGAGCATGAACCGCTGCCGATGACACCGACGCAGCAAACCCCATCGGGCGGCATCCATCGCGTGTTCGCATGGCCTGATGATGGTCTCGAACTGCCTCGGACGATCCGGTTTCTCAAGGGAACGAAATACGACATCGATGGCAACGGTGGCGGTCTTGATGCGTTGGGCGAACGGCCGGGCGGTCGTGGCGGATATTTCATCGTCGCGCCATCCACTCGCCCAGATGGCCAGTATGAATGGATCGTGTCTCCCGACGATTGCGCCCCAGCAATGGCACCGGATTGGCTGCTGGAACTGGTGCGCCACGAGAAAACCGAACGGAACCCCGACGCGCCCCGCATCGCCCCGGTGAAATCGGGATCGAACACGGCATACGGCGAGAAAATCCTTGAGGAAAACGCGCGCGAGGTCCGGGGTTGCCCGCCAGGTTCGCAGAACGATACCCTGTTCCGCCGATCATGTAGGGTTGGGTCGATTGCCTATGGTGGTTCGCTCGACGTGAATTATGCGATCTCGGTGATGGTCGATGCCGGTTTGTCGATGATGAATGCGCCGGGGAAACCGGCATGGCAACGCGCCGAGGTAGAGGCATTGGTCCGGCGCGGGTTCGATGTAGGCAAGGCTGACCCGAATGCGCGTCCGCAAGGTTCATGGTCGCCGCCAGCGCGTGATGATGTGCCTGCCGATTACGACCCAGAAACAGGAGAATTTATCGAGGAGCGCCACGACGAATTGCCCGTCGATGCACCCCAGACCGAGAAACCGAAACCCCGGAACAACGATGCGTTCCAGTGCCTTGGGTATAACCGTGGGGCGTTTTATTACCTGCCACGCGGAACGGGCCAGATCGTTGCCCTGCGCGCGTCCGAGCATACCCCGTTGCGGTTGCTGGAACTGGCCGGTCTTGATTACTGGCAGGCGTTGAACCACGGCGAAAAGCTCGGCAAGGATGTCTGGCAGGGGTTCGCGAATGCCCTGATGCGGAAATGCGAGGATGGCGGGATTTTCGATGAGGGCCGGTTACGTGGCCGTGGTGCATGGATCGACGGCAAACGGGTGATCGTGAACACCGGCAGCGAGGCGCGTATCGGGACCGAATCTATGCCGCTGACGCAGGTGGCCAGCCGTTTTATATACGAGGCTGGCGACCCGTGGGAATTCGGATATGGCCACGCCGCATCATCGTCGGATGCGAACCGCGTGAAGCAGATATGCGAACGCCTGACATGGGCCGACCCCATGAGTGGCGCCCTGATGTGCGGGTGGTGCGTGATTGCGCCGGTTGCGGGCGCGCTGGACTGGCGTTCCCATATCTGGGTGACCGGACCATCGGGATCGGGTAAAACGACCGCGCTCGATATCATCCTGCGCCTGGTAGGGCCTGCATCGGAAAAGGTCGATGGCAAGGTCACCGAGGCCGCGATCCGTCAGCTCATGGGCTTTGACGCGCGGCCAGTGATTTTCGATGAGGCCGAGGGCGAGGATGAGGCGTCGGCACTGCGGATGCAACAGATCCTCGATCTGGCCCGGTCGGCATCGAGCGGCGCGCGTATCCCCAAGGGCGGCACGAACGGGGTCGCCAAGATTTATATCATGCGGTCTCCGTTCTGTTTTTCATCGATCAACACATCGGTGCGACACAAGGCCGACGAAAGCCGTATCTCGAAACTGGTTCTGGTGCCGAACACGCATGAGAAATCGGATGACCACTACATGACGTTGGTGCGCGACATCGACGCATGGTTCACGCCTGAATTTGCGTCGGCGATGTTCCTGCGCACCGTCGAAAACCTGCCAACGTTGCTGGCGAACATCAAGACGTTCGAGACAGCTGCGGCACATGTGTTCAAGTCGCGTCGTGCGGCGAACCAGATCGCGCCGATGCTGGCCGGTTATTACCTCTGCCACAAGACCGACGCGATATCCGCCGACGTCGCCGCCGAGTTTATCCGCAGGCATGACTGGGGTGATTATGTCGCCCTGAATGCCGAAACCGATGAAATGAGGTTGCTGCAATATATCATCACGCGCCCGATCAAGGTTTACGTGCAGGGCAAGGGCGCGCTGGAAATGACGATCGGCACGGCGATTGATGAGGCCAGGACAGAGAACGGGCGCGGGCCATACCGCGAGGCGCTGGGGATGGTCGGCATCAAGGTCGATACCGAGTTCGTCGGGATATCGGACAGCGCGGATAACACGCGGCAGTTGCTGCGCGGCATGACCCAGTGGCAGGCTGACTGGAAACGCCCGCTGCGGTCGATACCGGGCGCGATAAAATCGAGTACGTCCGAGCGGTTTATCGGCGGCGGCGTGTCACGTCTGACATGGATCCCGATGGGGCATTTTACCGGGCACTACCGCGAACGGGAAGTTGGAGAAGAGGGTTGATTATGAGCCGAATGGAAACCCGCGCCCGTATGGGCAAGACGATATCGAAAGCGGTCGATAACCCAACGTATCGAATCCTGTCGCTAGGTGCCGGGGTGCAGTCAACTGCACTGGCATTGATGTCTGCGCGGGGCGAATTGCCGATGCTCGATTTTGCCGTATTCGCTGACACGGGCGGAGAACCGAAAAAGGTCTATGAGCATCTCGACTGGATCGAAAGCCAGGTTCCGTTCCCGATCATCCGTGCATCTCGTGCTGGTGATGCGCTCGGAGAGGCTGCGCTGAAAATCGCAAGCGGTGAAGTTGATCGCGCCGGTTCCTCGATGATCCCGTGGCACGTTGCAGAACCGAACGGAATGATGCCGCGCCAGTGCAGCAAGGAATATAAAACGCGAGTTGTGCAGCAAGTTCTGCGCGACAAGCTCGGGCTAGCCAAGGGCGAACGCGCACCCGCAGGCATCAAGGTCGAGCAGTGGATCGGCATCTCGTGGGACGAAATGCAGCGCATGAAGGAAAGCGAACTGGCGTTCATCCAGAACCGCTGGCCGCTCATGGAATTGGGCATGGATCGCGCCGATTGCCATCAATGGTCCGATGATCGGCAAATCCGTCGCGCACCGAAATCGTCATGCGTTTATTGCCCGTTCCGAGATGATGCGGCATGGGAGGATATGCGGGTTAATGAGCCGCAGGATTTCGCAGAGGCGATCCGAATTGACGATGGTATCCGGCCCGGGTTTCCCGGCATGACGGGCCAGGCATATGTTCACCGTTCGCGCGTACCATTGCGCGATGCTGTGTTCGTCGGTCGCGATGATGGACAGGAAAACATGTTCGCCGACGAGTGCGAGGGGATTTGCGGCATATGACCGTCGACCCAAAAATCACCGCCGCCCTAGATAAACTCGCACCAGGCGGATGGTCCTTGACCGTCGCAGGTTTCGCCGCCCGTGCCATGAAAATCACGAACCCGACCGCGCGCGAGAAAT